GTCGAGCTACCTGACGGGATTCATCGACTCGTCGGATCAGGTGCTGTGGTGGGCTGTCGTGGCTCACGCCAAGGACTGCACGTCGTGGCTCGTCGATTACGGCACATGGCCGAATCAAGGCAGGCCCGTGTTCTACAAGTCGGACCTCGCCGCGACCATCAGCCAGCAGATGCCGGGGGCTTCGTGGGAGGAGGCGTTTGTCCACGCTCACAACGAATTGGAGCATCACCTGTTGACCGACTGGACGACATCGGACGGACAATCGAGGCCGCTCGACCTGCTGTTGAAAGACTGGTCTGACGGTGGGCAGAAGCCTCGCATTGAGTCACAGATCGCAGCCAGTGCGCACAAGACCCGCATCAGGCCAACGAAGGGCTTCGCGCCGAAGCCGGGCCGCAAGCCGGTGCATCTGTGGGGTGACGGCGTGAGGGATCGGCACAACGGGCAAGGCTGGGTTGAGCGACGCAGTGAGACGCCGGTGCATGTCCAGTACAACGTCAACGAGTGGAAATCACACGCGGCAAGAAGACTGCTGACGACCGTAGGCGCACCGTCCGCGATGTTGCTCCCCGGTGACGACGAGCGGGCGAACAGGCTGTTGGCGGAGCATCTCACAGCCGAGCAAGCGAAGACGATCATCTACGACGGGGCAGGAGGGATTGCGTGGCAGGCGATACCCGGCCGCGATAATGACTGGTGGGACTGCATCGTCGGAAATTGCATGGCGGCGTCGATGCTGGGCTGCACGTTGAACGGTGAGAAGGCTGCGAGTGGATCAAAAGAGCGGACGACAGCAGTAGTTCCGCAGAGACTACTGAGAGGGGGCCAGCGTGGATGATCGTCCAGTCGTGAAAATGCCGAACTATCTCGACGAAAACGGAACCCCAACGTGCCCGAAGTGCGGATGCCAAGATACGAAGGTGACTCACTCGTATGGATGGGAAGCAGACGGCAAGCGGCGTCGTCGTGTTTGCGTGAATTGTCGTTGGCCATTTCCGCCGAGCATCGAGGTATTCGACGAGACTGCGTGATAGATGTAGCACGAATTAGATAGTGATATTGCGGACGCGATGCCTCTGCGATCATTATAGACAGCGTACCGATCTTGTTCGGCGGATAACTACCGCTCACAGGAACCCACGATGTCAGACGCGATCACGACGCAAGTCGCAACCGACGCTTTGAAACCGCAGTCCGTCAGCAATGACGGCGTGACGGTATCGCGTCGTTCGTTGGCCGATCAGATCGCAGCGGCCAAGTTCGTCGCGGCCAATGACGCGCTCGACAAGCTGGCAGCAGGGACGCATTTCTTCGCAGCCGTTCGCATGGTGCCTCCCGGCGCGGGAGGCTCAAATGTTGCGACAGATTACTGACCGCGTGTTGAGCGCGTGCGGAGTCGTGACGGCTGGCCAAGCCCGCGACATGGTTCGTGCAGCCTGCGACCTGACCCGCACGACATACGAGAATAAGAACCACTGGAAGGACTCCGATTCTCTCAGTGGCCGCTCGACGTACTCGCAAGCCGAACGCAAGATCGCAAGAGAACGCTCCCGCATGGAGCGATCATCGAACTCGTGGTACTCGGGGATGATTCGCACGGCCCGCGCACATGTCGTTGGGACCGGACCACGGTTGCAGGTTCTCACATCGGACCCAATTCGCAACCGGCGAATTGAAGCCGCGTGGTCGAAACACTCCAGCGACATCAACCTGACGGACAAGCTCGGGACCGCAGTCGAGGCCGATTGGACTGACGGCGAGGCGTTCCTGATGCGGTCGGAAAACGAGACCCGCTACCCGATCACAACTGACGTTTGCCTGTACGAGTGCGACCAAGTGTCGCAGCCGTTCTTTCACCAACTCGACCGGACGATTGAAGACGGAAAGCGGGTTGATCGTCTCGGCAACGCGGTCGAGTATTGGATTTACGATCACCATCCCGGCGACTTCAATCTCGGCTACTCGTCGCCGCTCGACGGCAATTGGTATCCCGCCAGCGACGTGATTCATCTCTACAGGCAGGACCGCCCCGGCCAACTGCGAGGCTTCCCGCGTTGCGCTCCGGCAATCGAGCATCTCGCCCACATGCGGCGGTTCAGCAAGGCCACGTTGAGCGCGGCGGAACGTGCGGCGCTGTGGGGATTGTTCGTCTCGACGACTGGATCGTCTGTGGTCGCGAAGCAGATGCCCGAAGATTTCATGAACGTCGAATGGGAACGGAATCTTCTCAACTTCCTGCCTGACGGCTGGAAGGTTGAGGGCGTCGATTCCAAACATCCCGGCTCGTCGAACGCCGAGTTTCAGAGAACCGAACTGACCTACTTCTGCCGCTGCGCGAACATGCCGTACTCGCTCGCGAGCGGTACGTCGCGCGACTCGAATTTCTCGTCCGCGAAGATGGACATTAAAAATCTGTGGGAGCCGGAAGTTAAATCGGAACAAGACCGACTCAACCGGCTCGTGATGGCTCCGATCTTCCGCTGGTTTCTGGAAGACATCGCGATCAGCACGGACATTCTCGACGGCGTGGGGCTGCTCGGAAACATCCCGTTTCGTTTCTACTGGCCACCCGTCCCGCAAGCAGACGAGACCGACGTTGCCACTGCATCGAGCCTGCGGATGTCCACCGGGCAATCGACTCCCGCCAGCGAAGCGGCGATGCGTGGCGACGACGACGAGCAGCATTGCCTCACGGCAGCGGCCAACTACGGCGTTTCGGTGGACGAGTACAAGCGGGCACGGTTCGCAAAACACTTCGCGACCGGCGGCACTCCGGGCGGCGTCGCCGATCCTGCTGCCGCAGGACAGATGCAACCATCTGAGACAGCCGGAGCATTCGCGGGGACTCGCCGCAGGGACTTCACGAACAACCAAAAGGCCACTGCTGAAGTTCTGCAAAACATGATCAACGGCGCGTCGGAAGTCGTCGCGAAGAACTCATTGATGCGGCTTGGTTGGTCTGCTCTCGCGGCGCAAGAACTCATCGACGATGCCCGTGACGGAGCCATCGACGCGACCGATCTCGACCCCGCTCAAACTACGGAGGCCGCAGTATGACCACACCAAGCCGCTTTGAAATCCTCGCGTATACCGGTGGCAAGCTGCGAGTCGAAGGCTTCGAGATGCCCGTCGTCGTAGACCTCGCGGGACTGACGGCGGAAGGCTCGATTCCGATCACGATCAAGCACGACACCGGCGACGCGACGATTCTCGGGCAGACGGACCCGAACGCGATCATCAACGACGGTGCCTGCCTGATGCTCGGCGGTGCGATCACAGCGCAGCCGGAGCTTTCCCCGTCTGTGGCGAGAGTCATCGCAATGGCGGCGAACGGACACCACTGGCAGGCGAGCATCGGGGCACAGATCGAAGAGTCGCGCGACATCGAAGCGGGGCAAACGATCAACGTCAACGGCCAAGACCTGACCGGGCCGTTCACGCTCGCGACTCAATCCGTACTCCGCGAGACGGCCGTTCTCGGCATGGGAGCGGATCGCAAAACCTCAGTCACACTTTCGGCGGAAGCCATCCTCACACTGAAAGCCGAACCAATGGCCGAAATGAAGCCAGAAGCCGACGCCACAACTCCCGACGATTTTGAGATGTGGTCGGCGTCCGAAGACGCACAGGCCGCACTCAAGAACGGTTACGCGCAATACCTGCACACGGCCGCTGAGACGCTCGAAACCGCGTCAGTCACCGAGGACGTGACGCCGGGCGAAGAACTCGACCCCGTGGTTGACCCGCTGGCGGCGGCTTCAACGGAACCAAATCCCGCCGATCCGATGGACGATCCCACGAAGAAAAAGGAAGCACCAAACATGGCTGCAATGACTGTCGTTGACATCAAGGCCGAAGTGAATCTCGACATCAAAGCGGCTCGCAAGCAAGCCGCCGATGAAGTCCGGCGCGTTGGTCAAATCCGCGCACTTTGCAAAGGTGACGAAACCCTGATGGCGAAAGCCATCGAAGAGGGATGGGACGCGACCCGCACCGAGCTTGAGCATCTCAAGCGGCAGCGCTCGACGGCTCCGGCCGGTCACGTTGTCTCGGCGAACGCTGCCGACACGCTCTCTGCGCTGCAGGGAGGCATGTTGCTCCGCGCTGGCGTGCGACTCGACAACCCGGTCTTTGCCAGCGAGATGGGCATCGCGTTGGGCCTCCCCGGATGGCTGCGGGCCGGACTGAATACCGACCAGCGGCAGAAGGCGATGGAAGCGGGCTGGAAGTACCGCGACATGAGCATGACCGACCTTTGTAAAGCCGCGTCTTCGCTCGACGGAAACCGCTCGCAACATCTCGACGGCAGCAATCAGGGCTTCATTCGTGCGGCTGTCAGCGGGGGAAGCCTCGCCAACATCTTCACCACGAACATGAACGCTCTGATGATTCAGAAGCTGCAAGAGTCGGGCGATTCGACGATGGGTTGGACCCGTGAAGCGGACGCCGCGAACTTCCAGACGATGGACCGAATCCGGCTCGTCAAGGGCGGCGGACTGACCAAGCACAAGCGGGCCGGGACTGCTGACTCGGCTGATCGGTCGGATCAGATCGAGTCGTACAAGATCGCTCGCTACAGCCAGCAGTTCATTTTGGATGAACAGGACATCATCGACGATCAGTTCCAAGCGTTGAAGGACATGCCAGACGAGATGGCGTTGGCCTGCGGACGCCTGCGACCGGACCTCGTTTACTCGATCCTGTTGGCCAACGGCAACTTGACTGCGACAGGTGCCGCGTTGTTCTCGGCTTCGCAACCAGCGGGCATCGCTGGCGGATCGGCTCAAGCCAACCTCGCGACGGGTGCCGCGCTGACTGCCGCAACGCTCCAAGCAGCCATCGCGGCCATGATGGCGTTCCGTGAAAACGGCGTCGGCGTCAATCAGCCAGCGACGCATATCCTCGTTCCGCCAGCCTTGCGAGGCACGGCCTACAACCTGCTCGAATCGCAGAACATTGCGGCCGGAGCAGGAACGACGAACGCGGGCGAACTCAACCCGATTGCGTCGATCCAGCGTGACGACGGCCGGATCGCAGTCATGACCGATCATCGCCTCGTCAACGGCGTGGTCGATCCTAACACGGGCACGGCTTACAGCGGCTCGGCCACCACTTGGCGACTCGTCAGCAACAAGCTGCCGACGATTGAAGTGGCCTACCTGCGAGGCTCGGGCCGCGCTCCACAAGTCCGGCAGTTCATCCTTGACCGTGGTCAATGGGGCATGGGCTGGGATGTAAATCTCGACATCGGAGCTAAGGCTCTTGAATGGCGTGGTTTCTACGAAGCTCGTGCCTGATCGAAAGGGACCGCATGCAATACCAATTCAAGCGGGATGTGACCGTGGAGGGCATCCCGCACAAGGCGGGCGAGATTATCGACGAGACCGGAGTTCCGGTTGGTTCGCTCGAATCTCTGCTCGCAACGTGGCTTGAACCTTACACGCCACCGGCTGAACCGGAAGCGGTTGAGCCGGACGAGCAACAAGCAGAACCAACGTCAACACCGCACCATAAACGAAAGGGCAAATAATGCCTCAAGCCTTGTTCCGAAAAAACGATGATTTGATCGACTACTACAACAGCGGATCCGCTCTACTGAGTGGTGCAGTTGTCATCACTGCCGATCGCAAATTTGCCATCGTCAACGGACTGCGTGGCATCGCTGCGAGCGAGTCTGGGACGTTGGCCGCGTCGGGCCATGCGGACGTTGCCAAGGTCACTGGCGCTCTCTCAGTCGGCGACCGAGTGTTCTGGAACGCCGCCGGAGACCCAGTTGGCGGCACGGCTGGAACCGGGGCTCTCACTGGCTCAGCCGGGAACGGTTACACGTTTGCTGGCACCGTCGAAACAGCAGCGGCCAGTGGCGATGCCACCGTTCGCATCCTGTTCGGACGAGCAGCAGGAGGCACAGGAGACGTTGCCAGCGCCTCAGTGACGGCCACAACCGGCGGGGCAACCACGGGACTCATTCCCGCGAGTGCCACGTTCGCGACCGTGACCAGCGATTCGGCCGACAAGCAGATCAGCCTGCCAGCGGGCTACGTCGGCAAGATGTTGAGAATCCTCGTCGGCACGACGGCTTGCGAGCTGATATCCGCAGTCGCGGCTGACAAAGTGAACGAGGTGACGGTCGGTGCGACGAATGAACTCGCACTGACGGCTGAGGCTCTTTATACGTGCGTTTACACGAAGTCGGGATTCTGGATCGTCAACGGTCAAACGAAACTCGGCGCGGCTCAAGCTGCGTTGGTTCCTGACGCTCTGTGATCGTTGTCGGTGACGCGG